CGGTCATACCGCCTCGTTCGGCGAACTTTTTTTTCTTGGCTTCTGAGATTTTCTTGGCTGTTTCAGAAGAACAAGGTCCAGTTGATTTGCCTTTTTTAGCAATTGAAACCCTTTGACCAACTGTTTTGATGTGTTCTTCGTATTTATGCCAAACTTCATTAGTAGTTACGCGCAAATTATAGTAACGGTTACCGACTTCTTCTGGTTTTATCATATCAAGATAACGTTGCTCTTCTTCGTACAGTTCTTTTCTTGATTTTATACCACTTTTTATTATTCTTCTTTTAAAATCTTCTGGTCTGCGTTTATAAGCGTCTCTCATCCAGTTAGAACTGCACAAATACCCATCATTTTCTTTACCCCATCTACAACCAACGTAATAACGTTTGTGTTTACGGTCAAACCAGATGTATATGAATCCGTGTTTATTATAAGTATGCATAAGCTGGTGCTCCTATAAGCGTTAGAGTCCATGGATGTTAGCGCATCGCGATGGACATTTAATAAAAAAATAGCCTTGGAATAATCTTCCAAGGCTATTTAGTTTTTGTAGTTTCTTATTTCACTTATTAGCTAAGCTATTTTGGAATACCTGATAAGTGAAATATAGTGACCTACATTAAATTATTTACGATGACGCGACGATAGTAAACGTTGGTGTTGATTGTCAGAGCACCTGAACCGACTGTCAGACCTTGGGCGAATGGATTTGCTACCATGCCGTAACGAGTCTTGAAGCCGATCTTTGGCTGGAACGTTCCTTGGTCAACAGCGCGTACCATCTGCAGAGGAACGTATGGGCAGTAGAACAGACCAGCGTCGAATGCAGAAGAACCCTTATAGCCGATTGTCAAGTAGTTACCACCGATCGCATATGGATCGATGTATACCTTCAGACGACCATTCAGAACACCAGCGAAGGTGTTGCCTGTGTCATCGACTTGCAGGTTGTTTGAGTTAAGAGCTGGGGCGTAGTCAAGAACACCAGCCATCTGAAGAGCTGAAGCTACGTCAGAGGAGCAGATAACTACGTTACCCTTACCACGACGAGTCTGCTTAGCAATCTGGTTAGCTTCGCGCTCAAGCTGGAACATCAGACCCTTGAACTTTTCAACTGACCAACGACCATTTGAGTCGGTGTCCAGATCGAAGATACCAGCAGTTGTTGTATTTTCTTGAGCACCAGCAATAGCTGTGATGTTGATTGTACGAATAACTTCACGGTTGATTTCAGCAAGAATTTCAGCTGACAGAATGTTAGCAAGTTCTGTTTCAGCATCCAAACCATGGATTGCCTTCAAATCCTGTGCCAGTTCCATCGTGTACTCAGCCTTCAGAGCACGTGACTTAGCTGTTACAGTTACCTTCTCAATTGAGAAGCCCATCTGAGCGAAAACAACGTTTGAATCAGCACCAAGTACTTCGGCTTGAGCTGTTGACATACCAGCGCCAGTGTTATATGTATTAACAGCTGTCAGTGGTGATGTATTTGTTGCGCCTGGAATTGTACCAACGAACTTCTGACCGAATGTGTTAGCACCTGAAGTTGCAGATGAGAACGTTGTGTCAACTTCGTTATAGAAGGTTTCGCTACCAGCCTTGGTATTACCTTGAACCGCAGCAGTACCAAGAGCGCCTGAGTTACCATATACTGAACGCATTGCGAAGATCAAGCCTGTTGGACCTGTCATTGGCTGCGTTCCGCAGATGTCATAAGCGATTAGGTTTGGCATCGCACGACGAACCAGCGAAATAAGAACTGGGTCGAATGTGTCGATTGGACCTGCACCAGCTGTTGAGCTTGATGCGCCCATGGCGTTCATTGCGCCATAAGAAGTTGTTTCCGTAAGAGTTTGGAACTGACCATGAGCCGAAGCTTCGCGGAGTGCCTTCTCTGTGTTTTCGAGAACAATTGCAGTTACTGAACGACGATGAGCGTCCTTGATTGCTGGTAAATCAGCATGCTCAAGAATAGGACCCCACTTCTTTTGTACTTCTTCCTGTAGAAACATGTTTGTTATCCCTTTCTTTTCAGGTTTGCTTTTATTTATAAAAGATTATTTCTTGACAGTTCTTGAGATTGCTTGTACGTATCTGTTGACATGTGGGTCATGAGATACGATCTTCTCGGTAACTTCACCTTCGAATGTTTCTTCTTCAATGTTTGAAACTTGAGGTTTAGTTGATGGAAAATAAGTTTCTTTCACAACAGATAGCTTCTTCTTGTAAACATCTAGATCGCCATTAAAATCGACGCCTTCAGCTAAAGAAAAGAACTTTTCTGACTGGGACATTGCAAGACCTTCTGCTACTTCAGCGACAATTTCCTGTCTTACTGATTCAGCTACCAACGATGCAAGCTCAGCATTTTCATTGATTGCCTCGTCTAGCTTCACTTCCAGTTCTTCAACCTTTGTGGCTAGCTCTTCAACAACGTCAATCTTTTCTTCTGGCATATCAATATAATGCTCAGCGAAAAGGTTCTTTAGACCACCAATGAACTCTTCCATGATTTCGTTGCGGAGTGAAGATTCAATAGCTACTTCATTTTCCTTCATCCAATTTTCTACAACGTAATCAAGATAATTGTTTAGGTTACCCTCAATTTCTTCAACAATTGAAGTTACTTCTTCTTCTAAGTGAGTTTCATATTCTTCTTCGAGGCGTGCAATCTCAACAATGGCACGAGCGTGTACTGCTGCTTCAAATAGTGTTGAAGCCTTATCCTTGAACTCTTCCGAAAGACTTTCACCAGTAAACATTTCTTCAACGTCTTCTTTGACGTTAAGCTTTGGCATAGCATCGCGGGTTTTTGGACCCTTGCCTGTCTTCATGTCAATTGACGCTGCGTTTGAGTCAGCTGAAGCGCCTGATGGAAGTGATGAAGCTTCCTTGCCAATTTGGGCAATTACGTCGTTATAGAACTTAGAAAGATCTTCCTTCTTCATTCCATTCATGATTCCCAGAGTCTTAGTCATGTAGTCGATCTTTGACTTTGGATCTTCACCAGCTGGACGTGATCCTGCCTTGAGTGTAGCAGCAGCTACTGATTCTTCTTCAAGTTCGTACATATCTTGTTCTTCTTCAGAAAGAGCATCGTATTCTTCTTTTGTTATGCTACCTTTCATCATTTCTTGATGTTTTGCAGCTTTAACCTTTTTTCTGAAAGCTTTACGTCTTTCTCTATTATCCGCAGCGTTGGTAGAACCTGCGTCAGAAGTCGTTTTGGTTTGAGTCATATGTTTAGGATAATCCCACTTACTTTCGCCGATTTGTTCGATATTTTCTTCATACATATCTTGTTCTTCCTCTGACATTAAAGGTCTCCCTTCCAATTTGTTTCTTTTATTTATATTAGTTTTGATTTTGCCGAGAGAGACTTGATAAAGCTCTCATAAATACCGAACTTACCTTGCTCGATCTCGTCCATACGCATTCTTTTCATTTGTTTACGAGACTCATGCAGCTTTTCCTGATACCAAGAATCGGATGAAGCATCGTAAACCCACTCAGCGCCTTCCATAATTCCTTTAACGAAAGCATTAGGAGCTGAAGGATCAGCAACGATATCAGCAGCTGTAGCCAGATGAAAATCATCCTGAACCTCCATGATACCGTCACGTTCTTTTAGAGAACCAAGACCACGAGAAGAAACACCCAAGTTAGCGCCTGACTTCAACAGACCTTTGGCAATATTACCCATAGGTGTGTCTGTAAGTCTTGCTTTACCAATGAAGTTTGAACCGTCGCGCTTTAGTTCTGTGACCATATGAGAAACGCGATCAAGATTAATTTGTGGACCGGATGGGTGACCAAGCTCGCCGTAACCTCTTTTTTGATCAATGTGAGATTCAATATACTTTTGTACAGCTTTCTCCATAATTCTTAACGGATAAATGCGACCATTACGGTTTGGTTTATCAGCCTGCATAAAGATGCCGTGGATATAATGGTCCTTTGAACCATCTTCTTTGGCTTCAGTTATGTATTCGATTTCTTCCGTTAGTTCTGTGATCATAAGCATACGTAAAATTCCTTAATTATTATACGCAACTGGAACGGCTACTAAAGTAGCAGCTGTGTTATTAGAAGTTAAAATATCTGTTGCGCCTTTTTGTAAAATTAAAGTCTCACCACCAATAACGGACGTAGTCCATCTAGTGGTAGTATTAGTTGAATCTTTACAGGTAATCAGAGCTAAAGTAGTAATCGCGGAAGCATGTGATATTTTAACTAATGTGTTATTACCGTAAGAACTGAATGTTGTAGTATTACAAATGGACTCTGTGCCGAGTGGTTTAATTATTTTGGTCATACGTTTCTTCCTGTATTTACGTCAGCTGAGAAACTTGGGAATGTGTTAGTTGGAGCGCCTGACATATCAATGCCACCTTCATATGGCGCTGACTGCTCGTCTTTCTTATCCTTAGCATGATCGCCGTAGATCATGTAGTCATGAACAGCTGTTACATAATCCTTAGCAACTGCAATTTTTGACTGGACCCAAGGCTCAACAATCTGATCGTCATTTAGCTGCATGGCGAGGTGAAGTGCCTTGTTAGCAAGAGCGCGAAGCTGTGTCTTTGCCATTTCAGCTGATTCGTCATCGCCACCAAGCAGAGGAACTGCTAGGTCTTCCTTTACAGCCTTGGCGATGTCATGAGCTTTGGTGATTGTTGACTTCTTCAGAGGAGGCTTGTCGCCTGTCTTCTTCATTGCAGCTGCCATACCAATAGCATATGGATTCTTTGCGATTTCTCTAAGAGGCTTAGACTTTGTGCAATCAGCCATTTCGTGAACAGGGCAAGCTGTGCCTTCCTCAGTCATATTGCA